CTTAAAATTAATCTGAGTAATATAATTTTATATGGTTGTCTTCGAAATTGCCCCATCGATAGTCAAAGGGTTCAAGGTGCGCTTTACGCAGCCAAGAATTCACTTGCGCACGAACTTGTTCATATTTGTCGTGTCCATGACCATGCAATATTCGAAAAGCATCATAAAGATTGGATCTGAACTGATTATATGGATGTTCTTTAGCTCGGACCCAATACATGAGATCGTAGACGACACTGATGTCCATCTTACGATCTACACGCCCGGCGTGAATAAAATTAAAACCGGATTTGAGAAATTGACAGTCAAAGATATCCTTTCTCAAAGGCATATCTGTATCTTTGTTGGCTGTAGTTACTGGATAACCATGTTCTGTATACATACAGGCAATGGTTTTTCCATTAAACCATCCAATTATCTCATCTGAAACTGACATAATCACGTCGTCTCCATAGAAGACCGGCGAAACATGGTGGAAAAAGTCAGTTATATTTGCGTATGAAATCTGATCTTGTAATTGTGCAATATAAAGATAGAAATAATACATTAATATTAAATGAACGAGGGTGTTTACTTCAGCTGTTCCTGGGAAACCTGAAATAAGCCCTCGAAGTTTTTGGTAGATAGTGTCTTCAAATTGAACATGGCCAAAAAGCACCTCGGTGAGCAGTGAGTAAATTACTTTCGCTTGGGGATCATTTGGCTTAAGGCCTAACACTAAAACTATTATATCTGCAGCCGCGTACATGAGCTCGGGTGGCATATGGCCATCCCAATTACTTACGTCAAAATCAAGTACGTTCTTATGTCGGTTGAGATAATTAAATAGGCGAGTCCAATCGGGTCCTTCAGGATTTATTCCGGGTCCGAATGGAAAATCTCCTCTTGCCGCACGATGAAGTGAAGCAAAGAGATCAAGAGTAACACGTCGCCATGAAAATATAAATTCCATGTTCATACATGTTACGGATCGAGTCTTGGGTGGAGTTTGACTAATAGGGTCGCCTAGCGCTTTATAATATGGACGAAGTTCGTCCTTAGGGAAGTCATAGGAGGTATGTTTTGGAATAACGCCTTGAGACAACTTTGAAAAAGTTGCTTCAAAGCTCTGTCTGAAATCTTCGGATTGTACTTGACATTCTCCTAACTCATCGATGAGAACATACGATTTCTTTCCTGGCGCTTTTCCGGGATATTTATCCCAGATATACGGGAGTCCTGCAGATGCACGGCAATCAACTGGATTTGATCCTTTTTCTCGGATTCCAGTGACACACTCCTCAAGAGTTAAGTTAGTATTGAACTTGGTTTTATCCAAGCGTTCTCTTAACCAATACGCTAAATCTTGAG